CGCTCCACCCAATCAGATACTCGGTTTATTTTACGAATAGTAAAAAATCCAATACTTATATATATGAATATATAAGTTACAAAATATGGCTGAGAAAAAATTCAATAAAAAATATATGCATCCAACTCGTAGAAAGTTGGTAAATATGATTCAAACTGGAGAATATCAAAAAGATACTCAAGTTTCACTATCTGGTATTAAAGAAACTACCAAAAGAAATATTGGTGATATTTGGGAAGAAGATGGTATTGTTTACGAACAAAAATCATATGGTAAGGTAAAACAATCTAAATTATCAAACGAACTTTCTAAGGTTAGAAAGTATTTAGAAGAACAATCTAAGTGTAAAGCAGATGATTGTGAAACCAACAACTATTCAAAAGCAGATAAAAAGTTAATAAGTAAAACTACATTTTGTGGAGTTTGTTTAGCTAAAAGAGAACAACAAATTAAGTTAGATGGTTTGTGGAAAGAATATGAAGAATATAAGATATACTCTAATATGGCTACATATGGTACTGATACATTAGAAAAATGGAATCAAGCATTACATGAAGTTTCTAATATTCACGAATATATCAACGATGATGGTTCTGTTGAAAAATGGTCATCTAATGAAGATGTTCAAACACTAAGAGAGCAAATAGAAACGGATATCGAAAATGGTAAAAAAGAACTTTCTGAAGTTATAGAAAAAAGAAATACAGCCTATATGAAATTAAAACCTATGAACTATGAATTGGTTAAAGAAATTTGATTTAAAAACAATAATGATAATGGCACTATGTGTGGTATTATTATTAAGAAGTTGTGGTGGTGAAGAAGGAGAAAAAGAAATAGTAAATGTAGATGGTAAAGATTACGAACTGTTAGAACAAAAAGTTGATACTATTGTTGTAGAGAAAACAGTTAAAGTTCCAACATATGTACCAAAGTACATTACTAAAGTAGTAACTGAAACTGTTGAAGTTGAAGTTCCTATCGATATTGATACATTGAAAATTGTAGAAGATTATTTCGCAAAGTACGAAGTAAAGGATACACTTAATCTTACATATGATTTTCCAAAGGGTGTTACTGATTCATTAGGAAAGAAACCAAATCCAACTTTAGGATATGGTATCCTAACTGATATCATTTCACAAAACCAAATCCAATCAAGAGATGTGGATTGGTTCTTCCAAATCCCAACTGTGTATAACACAACAATTGTAAAAGAATTACCAAAGAATGAATTTTATTGGGGATTGAATGGTGGTTTCAACAAAGAAGATATAATCAGTAATGTTGGAGCTGGGTTAATCCTAAAAAATAAAAAGAATAATTTATATCAATTGGGTATAGGTATTCAGAATAATTCTAATACCTCACAATTAGCACCATTTATTACTGGTGGTATGTATTGGAAAATAGGAAAAAAATAAATTTAGTTTGGCTAAGAAAAAAGCATCATTAAAAGAAATCATAGCGGTAGAGTACAAAAAGTGTGCATCTGACCCTATTTACTTCATGCGAAAGTATTGTATGATTCAACATCCCGTTAGGGGTAAGATTCCGTTTCATCTATATCCTTTCCAAGAAGAAACATTGGTTGATTTTAAAGACCATAGATATAATATTATTCTTAAATCCAGACAAACTGGTATCTCAACATTAACTGCAGGATTCTCTTTGTGGAAAATGTTATTTAATGATGATTTCAATTGTTTGGTAATTGCAACAAAACAAGAAGTAGCAAAAAACTTAGTAACTAAGGTTAGAGTAATGAATCATTATCTACCATCTTGGTTAAAACTAACAACAGTTGAAGATAATAAACTATCCCTTAGATATTCAAATGGTTCTCAAATCAAAGCAACTTCAGCTGCTGGAGATGCAGGACGTTCTGAAGCACTATCTTTATTGGTGTTTGATGAAGCGGCATTCATTGATAAGATTGAAGAAATTTGGGTATCGGCTCAATCTACATTATCAACGGGTGGTAACGCAATTATTTTATCTACTCCAAATGGTGTAGGTAACTTCTTTCACAAAACTTGGGTAGGTTCTGAAGATGGTACTAATGGATTTAATAACATTAGATTACATTGGAGTGTACACCCAGAAAGAGACCAAAGTTGGAGAGATGAACAAGAAACTCTATTAGGACCAAAAGGAGCAGCACAAGAATGTGATTGTGATTTTGTATCTTCTGGTGATTCGGTAATTGAACCACAAGTACTTCAGTTTTATAAAGAAACTTATGTACAAGAACCAATTGAAAAAGGTGGATTTGATGGAAACTTATGGAAATGGCAATTTCCTGATTATACAAAAACTTATATAGTTGTAGCGGATGTTGCGAGAGGTGATTCATCGGATTACTCAGCAGCTCATGTTATTGATGTTGAAGCATCTGAACAAGTAGCTGAATATAGAGGTAAGTTAGATACCAAAGATTTTGGTAATTTCTTAGTATCTCTAGCAACTGAATATAACAATGCATTGTTAGTAATTGAAAATGCAAACATTGGTTGGGCAACTATTCAACAAGTAATTGATAGAAATTATGGAAACCTTTATTATATGAGTAAGGATTTAAAGTATGTAGATACTGAACATCAACATTCAAATAGGTATCGTTCTCAAGATAAGAGTATGGTAGCTGGGTTTTCAACTACTTCAAGAACAAGACCTTTGATTATTTCAAAGTTGGAAGAGTATGTTAGGGAGAAATCAATTATAATACGTTCAGTTAGAACTATTGATGAATTATTCACATTTATATGGATGAATGGTAGAGCTGAAGCTATGAGAGGATATAATGATGATTTAACAATGAGTTTAGCAATTTCTCTATGGGTTAGAGATACTGCTTTGAGATTAAGACAAGAAGGTATCGATTTAACAAAAAGAGCGATTGATGGTATATCAACTTATACTTATAGTGGGGTTTATGGTACAAATGATGTTGATGAAAATCCTTGGCAAATGCAGGTTGGTGATGATATTGAGGATTTAACTAAATGGTTATAAAATAAAAATTTTATATTTATATAGTATAGGTTAAATATAGGGATTAAGTATGGAAAATTATTCTAAAGAACTTTATAATGAATTTAAATTATCATTAGATGGAAGCATTGAAGAATACGATGTTGAAAACTATGATGATTTAAAAGAGTTTATCCACTTTCTAAGAGATATGAAAGAGGATATTAACGAAGCTGAATATCAAGGTAGAAAAGTTAAACTAAACAAACCTATGAGGGGTGATGTTAAGAAGTTTAAAGTATATGTTAAAAACCCAAAAGGAAATGTTGTAAAGGTAAATTTCGGACATGGAGGAACATCGGCTAAAAAAGCAGGTGAAAAGACAATGCAGATTCAGAAAGATATTCCATCAAGAAGAAAAGCTTTTAGAGCTAGACATAATTGTGATACACCAGGACCAAGACATAAGGCTAGGTATTGGAGTTGTAAAGCATGGTAATAAAATTAGGATATATCAAAATTTTTTTGTATCTTAGTTAGATTATAACATAAAGTAAATAAAATGGCAGAACAAAATAATAGTTCATTTTTTGAAAGGTTAACTAAACTTTTTTCTACTCAAGCAATCGTAAAGGTTGATAAAGATGGGAAGAGAAAGGTAGTTGATACTGATGATAGACAGCAGGGTGGTACTAATCTTTTTAATTTAAGAGATAGATATACTAAATTACAAAGGTCTTTTCACGGAGACCAGATGGCAGCTCAATCAATGGCTTACCATCAAGTTCGTAGAGAACTATTCAGGGATTATGATGCAATGGATAATGACCCGATTATCTCATCAGCATTGGATATATACGCAGATGAATCCACATTAAAAAATGAATTTGGTGAAGTTGTACAAATTAAATCCAAAAATGAGAAAGTAAAAGAAATATTAGAAAACTTATTCTATGATATTTTAAATATAGAGTTTAACCTATGGTCTTGGACAAGAAATATGGTTAAATATGGAGATTTCTTTTTACTACAAGAAATACAACCCGGTGTTGGTATTATTAACGTAAGACCACTTCCAGTTTATGAAACCGAAAGATTGGAGAATACTGACCCAAATAATCCAAATTATATTAAGTTTAAAGTAAATCACGACCCAAATGGTAAAGGTGAGTATGAGAACTATGAGATAGTTCATTTTAGATTATTATCAGATACAAACTTCCTTCCTTATGGAAAGGCAATGATTGAAAATGGTAGAAGAATTTGGAAACAAGTTTCTCTTATGGAAGATGCTATGTTAATTCATAGGATTATGAGAGCACCTGATAAGAGAGTTTTCAAAATTGATATTGGTAACATTCCTCCACAAGAAGTTGATAACTATATGCAAAAGATTATCAACAAAATGAAGAAAACTCCATTTGTGGATAAAAAGACTGGTGATTATAACTTAAAGTATAACATCCAAAACCTAACTGAAGATTTCTTTTTGCCTGTTAGGGGTGGTGATAGTGGTACTCAAATAGATTCATTAGGTGGGTTAGAATACACATCAATTGATGATATCGATTACTTAAAGAATAAAATGTTTGCAGCTCTAAAGATTCCAAAAGCATATTTAGGATATGATGAGAATGTAAATGGTAAAGCAACTCTAGCTGCAGAAGATGTAAGATTTGCAAGAACAATCGAAAGAATACAAAGAACTTTAATTTCAGAATTAACTAAATTAGCAGTAACTCACTTAGCATCTCAGGGTGTTGAGGGTAAGGAAATGGTAGATTTTGAATTAAACTTAGTTAATCCATCTACTATTTATGAGCAAGAAAAAGTAAATCTTTGGAGTGAAAAAGTTAGATTAGTTGGTGATATTGCTTCACTAAATATGGTATCTAAAGATTGGGCATATAAAAATATATTTAACTTTAGTGATGATGAAGTTGATTTCCAAAAGATTCAACTTATTAATGACCTTAAAGATAGATTCAGATATCGTTCAATCGAAGATGAGGGAAGTGACCCAGCAATGGAACAAGACCCAACTGATGTTGAAGATGAATTAGAAGAATTAAAAACTGAGTTAAAGAACAAAGGTGGTAGACCAAGAGAGGGAAACACCTATGGAAAGGATAAGCATCCACTTGGGAGAGACCAACTTGGTAAAAAAGAAAATCAAAAAGCATTGAAAAAAAATGAGTCATCTATTAATAAAACTACCAAAAAAGTAGCTAAGGAATATGTGAACGGAGTTTCTGCAAAACGAAAGTTAATCGGTGAAAACGGAGACTTTTTAGATGATATAAATTTGATTGATGAATAAAATTTTAGGAAATCAAAATTAAGTTATATTTATATACGATGTAACGTGTCGTATATTGATATATTATTATAGGATAAAAACACAATGAAGAGGGTAAAACATTCAAAATTTAAGAATACTGGTATTCTATTTGAACTTTTAGTGAGACAAATCACTTTAGAAGTTCTTAATGGTGATACAAGTGAAAAAGCTAAAAAAATCGTAAGTGAATTTTTTAGTCCAAAAACCGAGTTAAACAAAGAGTTAAGATTGTACGAACTTCTTATGAAAGAAAAGTATAATTCTGAATCAAGAGCTGAAAAGTTCATAGATACTGTTAACGAAGCACATAATCGTATTGACCAAAAGCAATTACATAAAGAAAAGTATAATCTAATTAAAAAGATTAACGAATCATTTAATATGGATGAATTTTTATCTTCTCCTATTTCTAATTATCGTTTATTAGCATCTATCTATAAGGTATTTGAATCTAAAAAGATGGATAACTACGATATTAAGGATGTATTCAATTCAAAAATTACCCTTATTGAAAGTATTACATCTAAACCAGCTACTAAATCTATAAACAAAAAAGATAAATTAGTTGAAAATTATAAAAAGCAAGATAAAGATTTAAGATTACTTACTTATAAGATATTAGTAGAAACATTTAATAAAAAGTATTCTAATTTAAATGATGACCAAAAATCATTATTAAAAGAGTATATTAATAATTTAAGTAATACAACTGGATTTAAATCTTATGTGGAAAAATCTATTCCATCTATTATAAAAGAATTAAAATCAATTAAATCTAAAGTTAAAGATAAAGTAACTAAAATTAAGTTAGCAGAAACTATTTCTGTTTTATATAAAACTAAAATTGGAAAAGTTGTTTCTGATAATCATGTTTCATCAATAATGATGTCATATGAATTAATTAAAGAATTGAAAGTTAAAATATGAGTTTAAGGAAGTTAGTTGAAGATTTAATTGCTGAAATTGAGCAAGAAAATGTAGATATTGATGAAGCTACAACCACTGGTGATGTGGCTGGGTATAATACTCCTAATGCTTTCAAAGATACTGATGGTACTGATGAAGATGAAGAAAACGATGATGAATTTGTTGATGCCATAAATAAGGGAAATGGTTACAAAAGGGTTAGTGAAAATAGATGGTTAGAATTAAAAAAAGATGAATCCACACCAAGACAAAAAATTGGTAGAGGGATTTCTCAAGTTAATAAGCAACTTTCTGAAATTGAAACATTCCTACGATGGTATGGTAGAATCAAAAAAGAAAGTGATTTAAATTCAGACCAATATTGGAAAAGAACTCAAAAGAATTTGTTCAAAATTAGAGAAAGATTGAACACTATTGTAACGCAGATTAGCAAATTATAATTGGGAATTAATATGAATATTACCATAGATAGTATCAAAGAAACCCTCAGAGCCATTATGGCTGAAGAAACTGAGTATCAAACATTTTTCAAAAAAGCTTTAGAAAAAGCAGGAAAATCTATTCCATCAATGAGTGATGAAGAAAAGAAAGCATTCTTTAATAAGATTGATGCTGCTTGGGATGGTAAGGGTGAAAAGAATGAAGAGTTAACTGATAAACAAAAGCAGTTAGATATTGATGGTGATGGTGAAATTGAAGCATCTGATTTAGCAGCTCT